GTCGGATAGAGAGATGGTACCACACGCGAGGACCTGTTTGGACAGCCGACAACTTAAAACGTTGTCGTCTGGCCCTTACAAGGTACCTCGCGGGCTTCCCACTTCCTAGGCCCGCTGGCGTCGGACTGACTTCTGATGGCCTTCCTCGAGTGATTCCACATCACTTAAGGGAGCTAATCAGGACGGGTGACCTCCGAGCGATCTCTCTTGCATTGACATTACTGTCAATAACAAGATCGATACTCGGTGGTAAACCCGTTGATACTAGCGTGATCGATAACTCCAGTAGCCCCAGCATGACTCTGAAAAGAATCAGACCGTGGGTGAAGAAGTTTCTTCGTCACTACCGTATCAAGCGAATCGACTGCCGGTGGACAAGCTTCCATTGGTCTACTAAGATGAGTCCAAATGGTCCATCGTTAGTATCTGCAGTGGGATCATACCGGGTTTTACCGGATGATCTTAAGGCAGATATCCTTACGATTGCAGGGACGAAGTTAAAACGTCTCTTCAAACGTATGGATCGATGGCCACTGGTCTTCTGGAATGTCATGGACGACCTCTTTCCGCATAGGGCATCTAGCCTTATACGTAAGTTGTCGGTCAAGGCAGACCGAGAAGCCAAGTCAAGGGTCTTTGCCATGTTAGACTATTACAGTCAAACGTGCCTGAGACCAATCCATTTAGGGCTTTTCCAAGGCCTTAAACAGATTCCTTCCGATCGAACTTTCGTTCAAGCGGAGGGCTTGTCTTTGGACCCAAACTCAGACTCCTACCATTCTCTGGACCTTTCAAGTGCTACTGACAGATTCCCTTTGCAATTGCAAACAGAACTGCTCTCACACCTGATCGGCCAAGATAAGGCAGAAGCCTGGGCTCGAATATTGACCAAGTATCCATATGACCTCAAAGGAACTCAACACCTTTACGGTGCTGGGCAACCTATGGGAGCATATAGTTCTTGGTCGGCCTTCACAATGGCGCACCATCTCGTTGTATTCGTAGCTGCCCGCCTAGCGGCTAAGCCGTTACAGTGGAGTAACTACGTTATACTGGGAGATGATATCGTCATCGGTGATGCTCGAGTAGCGGAACAGTACCGAAGCCTTCTTCGCGACCTTGATGTTCCCATCTCAGAAACAAAATCACATATATCGAAAGATACATATGAATTTGCTAAGAGATGGTTTCATAAAGGTCACGAAGTGACGCCCTTCCCTTTACACGGCCTGATGGAAAATGTCAAGAAGTATTATCTACTTCTTGAACTCTTCCGACAGGTCGAGCAGAGAGGATTCG